GATATGTGGGATTGGTTTTCCTTAAAGGCAAGACGCTTCCATTCGTGGAGAGCAGGCAAAGCCAAGAAGATTAAAAAACGTGCTAACAAACAAGTTAGACAACAAGGTAAGAAAAATCTTGAATAAATCTATTTACATTAGACGATTTATATGATATAATAAATCTATAATGATAAAAGGAATTAATATAACTCGAGGCCGTTCTGCGGAGGGGTTATCACAAAAGCATAACAATGTGTAAACTGTAGTTATGTACAGGACGAGAGGCTCGATTCCTCTGCGGTCTCGTGTTATATTAATACTGTAACGGAAGAAATAAAATGTCTAAAAACTGGATCAAAGATATCGCGACCATGCACAAGAAATATAAAGTGAATGAGTGGGTGAATAAAAATAAGGGGAAACGGGATGTCATGGATGAGTATCTACAATTCAGGGTACGTTTCCTTGAAGAAGAGCTTAACGAAATTAAATCTCAAATCGATAATCCAGATGAGATTGTTGATGGTCTTATCGATATTTGCGTTGTTGCTATTGGCACACTCGATGCCTTTGGGGTTGATGCAGAAAAAGCTTGGAATGCCGTTCATAAGGCCAACATGTCAAAGGTACTTGGGGTTAAGAAAGAGCGACCCAACCCTCTGGGGTTACCTGATCTAGCCAAGCCTGAAGGGTGGGTATCTCCATCTCATGTAGGTAATCATGGTTTAATTAAAGGTATTGAAATACTTGATCTGACCGATCCACTTGACGCTATTGATGATTATTCATGGACTGAATTCATCGCGGGATTACCGTTCTTTAAATCTTCGAAGGACAAAGAACTAATTGACTGATTATTCATTAACTCTTTTTAAGAATATATTTGATAATAAGACCGACAAGCGTATGGATTTCGAAACGTGGGATCAGTTTGAAAGTCTATTGGTATCTCTATCCAAAGTCAAATTAAAAACTAAAAAAGAAGCTTCATTGATATCACCCGCGGTCTACACGCCTGACACGACAAGAGCGAATGCTAATGTTACAGGTTGGGCCAAGTGGGCCGCGGTAGATATCGATGAGCATGAATTTAAAGGCGATCTACAAGAAGAACTAAATAAAAAGTTAGGTGATTACTATTACGTTTGTTATTCTACCGCGAGCTCTAAGCCTGACTTTCCTAAATTCAGATTAGTATTTCCATTAACAGAAAATATCGTATCAAAAGATATTAAACATTTCTGGTTTGCGTTGAATACCTTTATCGAATCAATGGGAGATAAACAAACAAAAGATTTAAGTCGTATGTACTATACACCAGGCACTTACGAAGGTGCTCATAACTTTATGTTTATAAACAAAGGTAAGTATATAGAACCATACGAGATCATGGCTAAATATCCGTTCAAGGATAATTCTCGTGGCGGTGATTTCTTCGACAACCTACCTGAAGAAATACAAAAACAAATAGTACAATACCGTAAAGATCAAAACGAAAACAGATCTATTGTATGGACCTCATATCATGACTGCCCTTTTGTTAATAAGCGTCTGGTATTAGGTTATAAAACTATTACCGGTGGCGGTTGGTATCATAAAATGTACAAGATCATGGTGTCAATTGCCGGCAATGCTATCAAGAAACAATACCCAATATCAACTCAAGAGATCGTAGACTTGTGTAAACAAATCGATTCTGAGACAGGTAACTGGTACGAAAATAGACCACTAAACAAAGAAGCAGGACGAGCTATTGAGTTCTGTTATAAAGGATAATATTATGTTAGGAACATATACAGGAATAGTCACAGCAGAATTTATTAAGCGCCGTGATATCATGGCTTCGCAACCAAATTGGAAAGCCGGAATTATGGGTGCTGATGCAGAATTCCCAGAGCAGCACCAAGCTATGATCGATCCAGATCAAACGCTGTACGAAGGATGGCAGTACGATACTATCCATCCTGAGTATGGTAACGTAGATTATAAACAATACTCGCAAGCGGGCGTTAAGATTTCTCCAGCCATAAAAAACGTGATTGAACACGGTATAACTGATAACCTAGCAATTTGGAAATGGTCTAATGGAAATCGATGGGTAGAATTAAAAGAAGGCATGGAAGTATCATATGATATCATTGGTATTCGTGACGCGAAAGAATGCATAAATAAACTAAATCACGAAAATCGGTTTACATTCTAATAGAAATGTGTTATAATAGTATTATAAATTATACAAGTTACTTATATAAATGAAAGAACAAGCATGAAATACGATGAAGACAAATCAAATATCGCTCTGGTTCCACCAGAAGCATTATTAAATATTGCTAAGGTATTTACCTTTGGTGCAGAAAAATATGGTGTTAATAACTGGCGAATTGATGGTCCTAATACACCGTGGTCTCGCACTTATAGTTCTATTCAACGCCATTTAAATTCTTGGCATGCTGGTGAAGACTTAGATCCTGAATCTGGTGAATCTCATTTAACACATGCTGCAACGCAAATAATGATTCTTATGACACAACAGATTGATGGCAATTCTAATTGTGATGATAGATATTCTACTATAAGGAAAGATAAAGATGAAGTATAATGAATTTAATATAAGTGATGTGATAGTAAAGAACGACGAGCGTTATATCGTCAAGGATAATACTAAGCTTAAAAATTTAGTTCTGTCAAGCACTGAATTAAATCGTGGAAAATCTACGTCTGGTCATTCACACAAAGGTCAAGAAGAAATCTATTTCTTTATACACGGCCATGGTGAAATGATTGTTGGCGAAGATAGATTTCAAGTAGAAAAAGGTGATGTAGTACTCATACCTGATGGAGCATTCCATAGAGTAATTAATACACAATCTCCGCCGCGCGCGCATACGACATCACGAATACCTGAAGATAATAGGTTAATATTCAATTGTGTATTTGATGGTTTACGAGATCAGAAGAAAAACTTTTGGAATATGGTAGTAGCTGGAATTAGGAATTGGTTATAAAATGAAATATATTTTTGATGTTGACGGTACTCTTACCCCGAGTAGAGGTAAGATCGATCCTGAATTCAAAGAGACTTGTATGGAATTCTTTGAATTCAATGATGTGTATCTTGTTTCTGGATCTGACAAGCCTAAAACCGTAGAGCAAATTGGTGAAGATCTATACAACAAGGCTAAAATAGTTTATAACTGTTCAGGTAATGATACTTGGGTAGGTGATTCTAATGTATATAAGTCTGAATGGAAAATTCCTCAATCAATTTTATTTTGGTTAAGATCTGCGGTAGAGAAAAGTTCTTATCATACAAAGACTGGTAAACATATCGACATACGAACTGGTTTAGTCAATTTCAGTATTGTAGGTCGTAATGCCTCACCTGCTCAAAGAAAAGAATACCACGAATACGATTTAGTATCTAATGACAGAAGCGTTATTGCTAACGAACTGAATAAAAAGTTTGGTGATAAGATACAAGTAGATGTTGCTGGTGAAACCGGCGTCGATATCATGGAACCAGGTCATGACAAGTCTCAAATACTACATGACTTCACAGGTCAAGAGGTTGTCTTCTTCGGTGACAGAACTGAAAAAGGTGGTAATGACCATACAATAGCCGAGACTCTGAAAGAGTTCGGCGGAACCGTTTACACAGTTAAAGATTGGAAAGAAACATCACGAATTCTCAACAACATCCGTTTCAAAATAGACCTGTAATAGGTCTCACGGCAAGTACCTTTGATCTATGCCATGCTGGCCATGTCCAGATGCTAAGGGAAGCAAAAGAACAATGCGATTATTTGATTTGTTGTTTACAAACAGATCCAGGTATTGACAGACCTGAAAAGAATTCTCCGGTCCAAACTATCGTTGAACGTTATACTCAATTGAACGCCATACGATACGTAGATGAGATTATTCCTTATTCAACTGAAGTCGACTTAGAAGATATACTAGCACTTTATCCTATTGACGTACGTATACTCGGCGAAGAATATCGAGACAAAGAATTTACGGGTAAAACTATTTGCCAATCACGTGGTATTAAATTATATTTTAATCGTCGTGATCATAGATTCTCTTCTACTTCTTTACGCCAAGCCACGTTATTACATTCATAAATCTATTTACATTTACATCAATTTGTTATATAATATAACTATAATAAAGATTAAAGGTTTTATACTATGAATAATATTAATAATATCCGTCACGCGTTTTATATGTTAAATCATGATCACACTAACGCGACTCCAGATTATGACCCAGTTGTTACTGATAAGTCTGGTGTTAAAATGTTAGAAATTCAAGGAGCTTGTTTTCTCGCTGACCAAGAGTCAATCTTCGGTTCTGTCAATTCTGATTACGTTCAACGTGAATTGGATTGGTATAAGTCGATGTCATTATGTGTTAATGATATTCCTGGCGGAAAACAAGAAGCCAACCCACCCGTAATTTGGACTACTGTTTCTGATTCAAATGGTATGATTAATTCAAATTACGGGTGGTGCATTTGGTCTGAAGAGAATAACTCTCAATATGACCATGCCCTCGCCGAATTAAAAACTAATCCTGAATCCCGTCGAGCGGTTATGATCTATACACGTCCGAGTATGTGGGATGATTATAACCGTGACGGTATGTCCGATTTCATGTGTACTAACGCCGTACAATATTTGTTACGTGATGGTCAACTAAATTGCGTTGTACAAATGCGAAGTAACGATGCGATATTCGGATATAAAAACGATCGTGCTTGGCAACAACATGTTCTCAATCAAATAGCTAATCAATTAGACGTACAACCTGGTGATATTATTTGGCAGGTCGGATCTCTTCATATTTACGAAAGACATTTTGGATTAATCAAATGAATAAAAAATGGAAAAAACGTTACCTAGGCCTGGCCGCACAAGTAGGCACGTGGTCTAAGGATCCTAAAACTCAAGTCGGAGCGATCATTGTCGGTGATAAGAATCAAGTAATATCACAAGGCTATAATGGATTTCCACGTAGAGTATTTGACGGCAAAGAACGTTATGACGACCGTGAAACGAAATTACAATATGTAGTCCATGCCGAAGCGAACGCGATTTATAACGCTGCGTTCAATGGTACTAAACTACAAGGCTCTACGCTTTTTGTACATGGTCTACCGGTTTGTTCTGAATGCGCTAAGGCAATTATACAAGTTGGAATTACGCATATCGTTATAGACTCTAATTACGAACCAGATGATAGATGGACTAAATCTTTTAAGATGACAAAGGTCATGTTCGAAGAAGTCGGTATCAGTCATGAATTTATAAAAACGTGAGAAAATAGAATGAAAAAGGGCGCTAAAATAAGAATCATAATCCCTACACTAGGTAGAATGGATAACCAAATATCTTATAATAATTTACCTAAGTACTGGCAGAAAAAAACTATATTTGTTGTACAAGTGCACGAATACGACGAGATGGAAAAACGTTATCCTGGCCAGGTCAAGGTTCTTCCGGGTCATGTCGATAAAATAGCAGGAACACGTAAATGGATATATGAAAACTATTCTAAAGATCGTTATTTCGTATTAGATGATGACTTACAATTTCAGCTAAAAAGTCTTGATAAAACCGGCAATAAAATTTGGTGTACACACTACATGTCTGACCAAGACTTTGATGACGGCATGGCACAAGTATCCGATTGGATGGATGAAGGTATATCTTTTGGTTGTTGGAATCCTACTTGGGTTATTCCATCTATTAATCTTTATCCACACGTCGAAAACTCTAGAATAATGACTAACTGTTTCTTCAACGGTCCAGCACTTCCCGATGATTTAGAATGGGAACGTACTATTTCTTCAGAAGATATGGATACTACTCTACAATTATTGTCTCGTGGTTATGAAAATAGATGTTCAACTCGTTTCATGTCAAACCCCGGCCCATCCGCCGGTGAAGGTGGTTGTTCGGCGTATAGAACATTAGAAGTTCATAACGAATCGCAACGGAAACTAGCAGCAATTTGGCCAGACTTTGTACGAACTCATGAAAAAATAGTTCTATCCGGCGGATTTAAAGGTAAAATGAGACTTATGACCAGAGTACAGTGGAAAAAAGCCTTTGCTTCTTCTCAAAAAACTGACAATGATTTAGAGGATCTATTCGGATGAAAAAACAAAGAGTACTAGTAACCGGTTCAGGTGGTTTTATAGGAAGTCATTTAATTAAAGAACTTTCTTGGCCATACATGAATATTGAAGTAGACTCTAATTACGAACCAGATGATAGATGGACTAAATCTTTTAAGATGACAAAGGTCATGTTCGAAGAAGTCGGTATCAGTCATGAATTTATAAAAACATAAGGAAATAGAATGAAAATCATAATACCTACTCTAGGTAGAATGGATAATCAGGTTACATATAATAACCTACCCGACCACTGGAAAAAGCATGTAACTTTTATTGTGCAAGAACACGAATACGCTCAAATGGAAGGCCTTTATCCTGGTCAAGTCATGGGTTTACCCGCTGCTATTAATAGAATTGCTCCTACACGTAAATGGATATATGATTACTTTACTGAGCATCGTTATTTTGTAATGGATGATGACTTAGCATTTATAGTTAAAGAACCTAATCCTGATCCTGAAGGAACAATTTGGTTAACTCGTAAAATGTCTGATGCCGATTTTGATGATAGCATTAAACAAGTAATTGATTGGATGGATGAAGGTATAGTTTATGGTTGTTTTAATCCCACCTGGGTTATGCCAAGCCTATCTGGATATCCGTTTAGTAGTAATGGTAAGATTATGACCAACTGTTTCTTTAACGGTCCAGCGCTTCCCAAGGGGATTCAGTGGGAACGGGTCGATGCCGCAGAAGATTTTGATGTTAACCTACAGTTATTGACACAAGGCTTTGAGAATAGAATAAGCGGTAGGTACATGGTAAGTCCATCTGAGACGAATGCTGAAGGTGGCTGTTCTGTATGGAGAACATTAGAAGTTCATAACGAATCACAACGAAAACTACACGCGATTTGGCCAGAGTTTGTTAAACTAAGAGAGAAAGTCGTGAAGTCAGGTGTATGGAAAGGTGAGAAGAAACTCGCCACTACTATATACCATAAGAAAGCCTTTGCTTCTTCACAAAAAGCTGATAACAATTTAGAGGATCTATTCGGATGAAAAAACAAAGAGTACTAGTAACCGGTTCAGGTGGTTTTATAGGAAGTCATTTAATTAAAGAACTTTCTTGGCCATACATGAATATTGAAGTAGTCGAATACGATATTAAGGCGCGTATGTTTGACGACATAAAACGTACCGCTGATATCGAAGAGGTTATTGATACCTGTGACTTCGTTATTCATCTCGCGGCTAATGCCGATGTCCGTCGTTCTATCGCATATCCGGATGAGTATTGGGAAAATAATGTAGAACCTACAACTGTAATTCAGAATAGATGTGAACGGAATGATATACCTTTACTGTACGCATCTTCCTCTTGTATCCATCAATGGCATAAATCTCCTTATGGTATATCTAAAAAGGTTAATGAACAAACCGCAAGGCCTAATCAAGTAGGACTAAGATTCACGACAGTTTATGGTGAAGGTGCAAGAGACAGTATGTTCATGTCCAAGCTCATGGGTAATAGACTTAGGTATGCGACTAATCATATCCGTGATTTTATTCACGTAAATGACGTAGTAAAAGCTATACTACTTCTAAAGAAATATCTTCAAAACTCATACCACCACAATGTATTTTTACTGAATCCAGCATATGACATTGGCACAGGTAAAGGTCTTGTCGTATCTGACTTGGCTAAAATTATCAATCCTGGTATAGAGATTAGAGAAGGTCATGCGTGCGAAGCAGATGATAATACCGCCGACATATCAGCGATGATAAAAATCGGCTGGAGACCTGAAGAAGAAGACGCAGCTCGATTCATAAACGAATGGAATAAAAAATAAATCTATTTACAAAGCATAACAAATGTGATATAATAAACCTATAATTAAATAATGAAAGAAAAAACATGCCATCAATTATGGACAAACTTAAAACCAATTCTAGAATAAAAGAAACTAGTGTTCTTGCTGAATCGAAGTTCTTTACTGATAAGGACATCATCCCGACCGATGTGCCTATGATTAACGCCGCGTTATCAGGTAGTATTGACGGCGGTCTGACTCCAGGTCTTACCGTACTTGCCGGTCCTTCGAAGCATTTTAAAACTTCCTTTGCTTTGATCATGGCCAGTGCTTATTTGAAAAAATATAAAGATGCTGTTATTCTTTTTTATGATTCAGAATTTGGTTCACCACAATCTTACTTTACTCAATTCGGTATTGATCCAGGTCGTGTGCTTCATACTCCTATTATGAATGTCGAGCAATTGAAATTCGATATCGTCCATCAATTAGAAACAATTGAACGTAAAGATAAAGTCATTATTGTTATCGACTCTATTGGTAACCTTGCATCTAAAAAGGAATTAGATGACGCAAAGGATGAAAAATCTGTTGCTGATATGACTCGCGCTAAACAATTAAAATCTTTGTTTAGAATGTGTACTCCTTATCTTGCGATGAAGAATATTCCTATGATTGCGGTTAACCATACCTACCAAGAAATTGGTCTATTCCCTAAGGCTATTGTTTCAGGCGGTACTGGAATTTATTATTCTGCATCAGATATTTGGATCATCGGCCGTCGTCAACAGAAAACTGGTACAGAAGTTACGGGTTATGATTTTGTAATCAATATAGAAAAGAGCCGTTATGTTAAAGAAAAGTCTAAAATACCTATTCAAGTTTCTTGGGCTGGTGGTGTTGAGCGTTATTCTGGTTTGCTGGACGTTGCTATGCACGGTGATTATGTTGGTAAGCCTAATAATGGATGGTATCAACGTATTGATAAAGAAACTGGAGAATTTCTTGGCTCTAAAGTCAGATTAAAAGAAACACTTCAAGGCGAGTTTTGGGATCCTATCTTTAAAGAAACCGACTTCGCGACTTATATCGAATCTTGCTTTAAGATCGGTGCTACGTCAATTATTGATTTTGATCCAAACGAAGGGTCAGTACACAATGAACCTATTGAAAAAGAATAAGCCGGTTGAAAAAGTAGACTACGAATTATTTGAAGCCTTAAACAATAAGCAATGGTGGAATATTCGTGTACTCACAGGTCAATACGAAGGAACAGAATTTTACTTCGGTACTGTGAAGGTCAACGAAAACCGCGGTAAATTATCCTTTAATGTAAAGGTCCTTAAATCACCACAGAACGTTAAAAATACCGACAAGCAATTCCAGAAATATTCTGGTACTATCTTGAATGCGATTATAGAAGGAGAGCATAGTGAGCAACAACTTGGATAATGTTAACGTTCAAAATACTATACTGAAAAATCTTCTTGTCAATGAACCTTATTTACGTGAGGTATTGCCTTTCATTAAACCTATTTATTTTGAAGGCATTTATAAGAAGCTGTTTAATGAAGTAACAAACTTCGTTAATAAATATAATTCATTACCCACGATTGAATCATTTAAAATATCTCTTGACGAGTCTGAGAATATTACAGACAACGAATATAACGAAGCTGTTAATATTATACCTTCATTGTTCGAACAAGAACAAGTCGATAACGTATGGTTAAAAGATACTACTGAAAAGTGGTGTCAAGACCGTGCGTTGAATAATGCAATATACGAATCAATTAATATCATACAAGGCAAGAACGATAAGTTGACAAGAGACGCATTACCTGCTCTATTGTCTGACGCTCTTGCGGTATCTTTTGATGTCAACGTCGGCCATGATTATATAGAAAATGCCGATGATCGTTATGAACATTACACATCTTCTGAAGATTGGCAACTACCGTTTGATATTGATCTATTGAATACTATTACCGGTGGAGGTCTGGTTCGTAAGAGTTTGAATATTCTATTGATGGGTACTGGTGTCGGTAAATCTCTGAGTATGTGTCACTTCGCGGCAGCTAATCTTAGTCAAGGTTATAACGTTCTTTATATTACGTTGGAAATGGCTGAAGAAAAGATCGCCGAAAGAATAGATGCTAACTTACTTGACGTCAATATTTCTAATATACCTAACATGTCAAAGAAAATGTTTACGTCTAAGATCGATGCTATTAAACAAAAGACTCAAGGCCGGTTAGTGATAAAAGAATATCCTACATCACAAGCGAATTCAAATCATTTTAGAGCATTATTAAATGAATTAAAGCTCAAGAAGAAATTCACGCCTGATGCGATCTATATCGATTACCTTAATATCTGTGCTTCTTCGAGAATACGTTCGTTAGGTGGTAGTGTTAATTCATACACGTATATTAAATCTATTGCCGAAGAACTTCGTGGTCTTGCGGTTGAATTTAATCTACCGATTATGTCGGCGACTCAGGTAACTCGTACAGGTTTTAGTAACTCTGATATTGAATTAACCGATACTGCAGAATCATTCGGTCTTCCGGCTACGTGTGATATTATGCTGGCTGGTATTAGTACTGAAGAGCTTGAACAGCAAAATCAAATCATGTTTAAGCAATTAAAGAATCGTCATAATGATATTAACCAAAATCGTAGATTCGTTGTTGGTATTGATAGACCTAAGATGAGACTATATAACGTTGGTCAAGATGAGCAGACACTTATGAAAGGACCCGACGTACCTGCATTTGATAAAACAAAGACCGGCGAAAGATTTAGTGCTGAGAAATTAGCCGGATTTAAGTGAGATAAATAGTATTATGACTGAAGTAATAATCAAAAATAAAAGTATGTTGAAACAATTGGATTCATACAAAGACGAGTTCTTCGATAACCTAGATTATAGAAATCCTAAGTATAGGGTTGAATCTAAGGATTATGCTACACTTGTTGATCCTAAACATTGGTCTAGTGAAGAACATCTAGAATATAAATTGAAAACACAAAGTACACATTCTGGTTTTCCGGAAGAGCATATGGCGTGCCCGATGTCAGTTATCGTAAGGGAAAATCCTAAATGGAAAGACTTTGAATATAGAGTACGTGACGGATTCGCACGAGAAATAGGTGCGCATTCTGCAGCTCTACTTAATTACTATCCACCAACAGGTAGTGTCGGATGGCACAATAATTGGAATGCCGCGGCATATCAAATTCTGTTTACGTGGTCACGTACAGGTGAAGGGTATTTTAGATATTATGACACTGCAACAAAAGAAATAGTAACTATACCAGATGTGCCAGGTTGGCAGTGTAGATATTATTATTTTGCTGCCAAAGATGAACCTAAAGAAAAACATTGCTGGCATGCGGCATACACCGATTGTGATAGACTCACATTGGCTTATAAATTTGTTGGTGAAGCGGCCCTTCCGTTAAGAGACAATTTAATAAAGGAATTAGAATATGATGAATAATATGCAGAGAAAAAATAGAAGTTATACAAATTTATATAAAGTCATAATGATTCTATGTGGTATTTGGTTTGTGTTTTATTCTATAGACGCGCACGGCCAATCAGTAGACGAATTCGAATGTCTGGCAAAGAACGTTTATTTTGAGGCAAGATCAGAATCAAACTTGTCTCAACAAGCCGTAGCTTGGGTAACACTTAATAGACTCACATCAAACAAGTTTCCAAACACTATTTGTGGTGTCGTAAAACAAGGTAAAAAGTCTAAATGGTGGAAAGATTATAACGGCGAAGATAGACCGGTACGTAATTCTTGTGAGTTCTCCTGGTACTGTGATGGACGATCAGATCGTATACACGAAGAAGATGCCTTCATGGCAGCAAGAATGAACGCGTATTTTGTCATTATGGTATACAAGCGCGGTGTCGATCCGACTAATAATGCTGATCATTACCACGCGGATTATGTTAAACCTATATGGGGCAAAAAAGAATATCAAACTGCTCAATTAGGTTCACACATATTTTATAATTTACCATGAGAATATTTATTATATTTTGTCTATTGACGTATATCATTATGAATCATTATAATTTAGTTATAAGTGTTGCTCCTTAATAAGCACGTGTGGAATCAAGGTTAATTCCACTTTTCTATTTACATTCATAGTATAATGATATATAATGAATATAAGATAACGGAGAAAGAATATGCAAGCGACAATTGAAGACGTAGTAAAAAAATTAAATCTAATGCATGATTTGGCAATAGATCTTCAACGCGAAAGATGCCGATATTCCGAGCTCTCTACTCAAGAATATGATCATGATTATTGTGTTCGTATATTAGATGATATACAAGCTCACGCTGGTGATATATACAACGACCGACAAGGGTCAGAAATTAAAACTGAAATGGAATATAAGAAATTATGATTGAAGCACCTGAAATGACAGAAGGCGAAAGAACTAAATTGCGCATTGGTATTATTGGCCATGGTTTTGTAGGCAAGGCCGTTGATTATGGATTTACCACTAACGAAACTGAAAAGTTCCTTGTCGACCCGTTATATGATACGACGATCGACGATCTAATCGATTGGGAACCTAACATTGTATTCATCTGCGCACCTACTCCTATGAATGAAGATGGAAGTATTGATGCTATTATTGTACAAGACGCTGTTCTTAAATTATGTAAACACGCTAACTGTGGTATCGTAATTAAAAGTACCGTGACTCCTGACATTATGGATCAGCTTGTACGTTCAGTCGATCCTGAGAAAAAATCAAAGATTGTTTATAACCCTGAATTCCTTACAGAAGCAGCGGCCAACGAACAATTCATTGAACCTAAATTTCATATCATGGGTGGGGCTCCTGAAGCTGTCGCAGCTCTTGAACGAATTTATGATTTGTTCTCATTCTGTAAGCCGTGTCCTGTCTACAAGATGACGCCCGTAGAAGCAAGCTTTGTTAAGTATGCTATCAATAGTTTCTTGGCCACAAAGGTCACGTTCTTTAATCAGATGTATGATACCATTGAAAAATTCGGTGGTAACTTCTCTACGATTATTAACGCAATTGGTGCTGACGAAAGAATCGGTTATTCCCATACGCGCGTACCTGGGTTCGATATGAAAAGAGGTTTCGGTGGAGCTTGTTTCCCTAAAGATCTTGCCGCGATGGTTGACTTTGACGAAGATCTTGTACTACTTAAAACTGTTATAGAAATTAATAACAAGTATCGTTCTGAATATGAGCTTGGTGATCGTGAAAAGGAACAGAACGTAAACTTCTCAAGTACAAAATCCTAGTATTATAAATAGATTAAACTAATACACCTATGGGATTACTGATAAATGATATCGTTCAAAGACCTTTTATACGAGCTACCTGCTGTTGTACTCAAAGAAGTCGCTTTAGCACCCGACCAGCTAAGCGGTAAAAATAGCGCAACCGGTGAATTAAGAGTAGACATCCTTAAGAAATTAATTAATGATAATATACCCTTAAAGATGGTTCCTAAGAAAGGCCATAAGAACAATTTATTTATGGTCATAGATAAAGTGTTGGCCTTAGATGGTTTAGATCAATTCACAAGAGATGGCAAAAGCTTTACTATTGGTACCCATGATGGTAAACCGGTATCAAGTTCTCATATTGAAAAATCTAAAGTATTTGGTGGAGGAGCACCGAAAGGACAAGCCGGAACAGAGTCTACCGCCATTGCCGAATCTACTCAATGTCTATGGTGTGCGGCCTATACCGCCAACCCTGGTAAACCTTTCGAATATTTTACAGACGAAATTTTAAGTGAGTACAAAACAAAAGCATTTACCGGCACTACTGTTCTTCCAGCTATGTTAGGAATTTCTGACGATTGGAAAATGTCTTCATACAAGTCCGCTAAGCTTTTATATGACAACGGATATATAAACAAAACTCATTCATTCCATCGAGATGATCCTAAAATGCGTGATATATATTCTAAGAAAAAAAATGCGTATATAAATGCTGGTCTGAAAAATCTTAATAATGACAAATGGAATCCCGGCGATATATGGGCTCTTACGAATGATTTCAATGCCGATAATATACCTACACAAAATGTGCGCGCTCTTAATATATACATGTTAGAACAGTTTAATGCCGGAAAGATTGTCGGTATATCTCTTAAGAAGCTTAGTGGTAAAGGTAAAGGTAACTTTAAAGAATACAATGTACTAGTACCAGCACCTACTGATAATTTTAAACTTAAATCATTAAATGTCAAAAGTTCAGGCGGAACTTTTTGGTCAAGTAAAGAAGGTAGTATTACTACCAAAGAAGGTAAAGTACTTGACGTAAAACCGAATAAAAATCAAGGTTCGATGAGAGCAGACATTAAGGGTAAAGGCGCAAGAGGCGGCAGTATAGGTTACGGCCCGATTCAAGATATATTTGAAGTCCTTAGGGTTACAAAGGCACCTAAAAACTCTGAGCTCGTTAAACAAGCTAAATTAATGGCAAATAAGAAAATTATACCGGCTGGAACAGCAGCACGCGAATCTTTCTTTGATAGAATTCAAGCGTATGGAGAAATGGATAGAAAAATTTTCAATGCAGAAATTGCAAAGAAAGATTTGCAATGGGTTCATGCTAAGCTCGGAGTCATAACTATTTTTGACACAATTAATAACTCTACTCCAGGAAAAAAGGATTTGATAGTAACTAGAATGATAAATTACGCTGCTAGTAAAACTGAAGATTCATCAGTGTATGTTAAGGTAAGTAATTAAATGATCCCTTTTAAAAGATTTATAACCGAACAAAAAAACACACACATGACTCATATCGAAGATGCAGTTATTCATGGCGGTGTTGACGGTACGCGTCAAGCTATTATGGGTTTACGTGGTCTTAGAGATATGTTACAAGGCACGCACGAGGGTGGATTGTCAGTAAAATGGGACGGTGCACCTGCTGTCTTTGCTGGTATCGATCCAGGTGATAAACAATTCTTTGTTGCTAAAAAAGGTATCTTTAATAAAGATCCGAAGGTGTATAAAACTAAAGCTGATGTCGACGCCGATACTTCTGGTGAATTGAACGCTAAGCTTAATGAAGCTCTTTTATACCTACCTCAACTCGGTATTAAGAATGTAATACAAGGTGATTTCCTTTACTCAAAATCTGATATTAAAACACAAAAGATTGACGGTCAGGATTATGTTACATTCCATCCAAACACTATTGTCTATGCCGTACCGGTTGGTTCTGACATGGCTAAAGATATATTAAAGTCTAAAATCGGTATTGTTTGGCATACGTCATATACCGGTACGACATTCGAATCAATGAAAGCCAAGTTTGGTGCTGATGTAAGTAAGCTAACAAAATCAAAAGATGTTTGGTCTCAAGATGCTATGCTTAAAGATATTACACAAGCCACATTGAGTGCTGACGATACGAAAACCGTTAACGAAAAACTGTCAGCGATCGGTTCATTGTTTAATAAAATATCTAGTGGCGTTCTAAAAGAATTAGGATCTAACCCTGCGCTCTCACAACAAATTGAAACGTTTAACAATTCGTTTGTCCGTT